CAGCACGTTAAATATTGGCATGGCAACCACGGCGCAAGCTGGTGGTTCCAAAGCGCCGAAAGGTGCCCGACCGGTGCAAACCGGCAACTCCGCTAACGGAGTATCTGGCAGCAATGCCAGTATGAAGAAAATTCTTGATGCACTTCCGGGTGTGTCACCTAAGTTTGTGAGGCGTGTGTTGCGTGGACGTAGGTTAGGTATCACGGCAACCGTGTTGGCAGTCTACAATGCCATACAGCGCGCTGACCCTGAGGATCCCATCTGTTCCTCAAGGTCCCACACGAACAAATGGCTCAACGCTCATTTAAACGGGGTTGCGAGCCAGCGTCAGGCGAAGACGAAGGGACGCACGGAGCCGCTGATCAAGCAGGCGGCAGACGAGTTGCCCAACAACAAACGGACAACGGGGAAGGCAGAGCCCAAGCAGGGCAACGCAAAATCCCGAAGAGCAGAGAGGCGCGCACATCTGCAGCCTCTAGTCCGCGGAGCGGATGCCAAGCTGGCAGCCGCGAAACATCGCAGCGCAGGCGGTCCAGCAATGGGCATGTCCGTTGCGTGGCAGGCCGAGGCCAACAAGGCCCCCCTGCCAGTAACAAAGCGCCGTCCGAAGGAATCACGTATCAAGTACTTGATACGGTCCTACGAAGCGGTAATCGCGCGTGGAGACAAACTCCACCAACAAGGCAAAATAGTGCCGGAAAATCTTCATCTGCAGGCAGACAAGCTCGAGAACCTGCTGAGAGAGGAGCGCGAGAAGGTGCGGGGTCACAACAAAGTGAACCCCGTGCGGCTCAATGCCAAGAAGCGAAGGAGCGGCTTGAGACGCCAGAACCCGGAACTGGAGGCAGTACGCAGCAAGAGAGCGGCAGCAGTGCCGATGAACCTCAACAAGCTGCTTGGCCAAACCCAAGGGCCCCTGTCTTCAGTGTTGGGAAATGCTGGTCTTGCGAAAACGGTGGAGTCCATCCTACCGGAAAACGGGCTGACTGTCACCATCAAACCAAGCAGTCAAAGGGAAAGAAAGAACGCAAGGAAAGCACAAGTGCAGCGGAAATAAAAGCTGTACCAGTAAGCAACCCTGGAGCGGTGGTTCCACAAGCCGCCGCTACCTTGCCGGAGGCCAGAGTGGCTCCGGTTGAGGTTGCTAACAACGCTCCAGCAGAGCCAGAAAGAGAGCCAGTAGATGCTGACGCCTGGGTTGAGGACGTGTACGAGGTTAAACGCGGTGTACACGTCGCGCTGTATGATTTTTTGCGCGCAAAACTGATTTACACCCCGCGTTTGAAAAATGGCGTGCTGGATGCTAGCGTCGTTAAGTACGCACATAGTCAGGCCATGGTCTTTTGCAGAGACCATCCTGAGTGGTTGCCTAGAAATAGGTACGAAGTGGTACTTAACACCATTACTGCAGCTATCGGAAACGTTGGATCCGAGGTGCAGGAGTTGCGACGACTGCTGGAAAGCAGTGTGGAGATGACGACACACCGCAACGCCTTGTTAGTTGAGTCTGCCGAACATCGGTGGAACTACAAGGTTGCATATCCTTGGTGGAGCAAGAATTGGCGTATGCCAACACGGACTACTGTTCGCGGTCGTGATGCTCACCCATTGAACCACACTGAAGAGAATCCACACGGAGGAGTAGCGTGGACTCGCGTCATGTCAGTGGCCGTCTGCATTCTCATTGTTTTGGGGATGCTTGTGTACGAACTGAGCAGGCTGCCCATTGATTGGTCAGCGCTCTTTGTCACCGCGATGCCTTATGTTGCCCGAGGTGCTGCAAATCTAGCGCGTTATCCCGCGTTGGTGAGCGCATTGATTGTTTTCGGCGCCGCTGTGACTATGTACAACGCTCTGGGTTTCGCCCAGTAGATGCAGATATTGGACGATCTGCATCTGAAGACGGTAGTCCTATTGGTTGGCCCGCCGGTCGGGTGCGGTGTTTGGAGCGTGATGCAGGAATGCTATCACCGCTCGTCCATAAGCTTAAAAGTGCTAATTGGAAGCCAGCCACAGGAAGTAGGTTCGACCTATCTCGCGCTAATTTCACTTGTGATCATAAGCGCGAAATGAGTCTCGTCGTTGACCATCCCCTCCGTGAGGAGCGGTTTGCATTTCACAAATGCTTGGTTAACGAATTGGACAGTTTACTTAGGCGGCATGTTATTGACCAGATTTCGCCATCTGCGTCATATATCGCGTTTGCCCGAAAGGAGTTGCTTACATTTTATCATACATTGGGGTCGCCCACATTGAGCCCACTAGACCCGGAAGCACTCATAGCTACTCGTAGCTCACATGTCCAAAAGAGGTGGAGACGCATTGCCGATCAGGCGATGGGTACGTTGTTTCGCAGGGGTGAAGCCCTGGTCAAGACGTTCATCAAGTATGAGAAGTACGGCGCTGACGTACTGATGAGCGGCAAGCCTCCTCGCGCAATTCAAGCGCGCGGGCCATTGTTTACCTTTAGATTGGCCCGTTATCTCGTTCCCATTGAACACCTCATGTGGAATTGGAGGCCTGCTAGCAACTATCACTTGCGTGTCTTTGCTAAGGGACGCAACGCACGGCAACGTGCGGCAGACATTCGACGGATGGAGCTTTGGAGTGATACGAAATTTGTTCTCGTTGATCATTCCAAATTTGATTCCCGCATACATACTGAGCATTTGAAGCTCAGCCACTATTTCAATAGCCTATTTTATCGAGGCACTGATCGCGCGGAATTACGCAATCTCATGGATTGCCAGCTCAGAAATAGGTGCGTCACTGAAAAGGGCGTATTTTATGAGGTCGATGGGCGTAGGATGTCTGGTGATATTGATACTGCTAAGGGTAACTGTGAGGTCAACTACACGGTGCTACGCTATCTACTGCGTGGTGTCCCTTCATGCATCTATCTTGACGGAGACGACTCTGTGATTGCTGTTCCAGCTAGGTACGTAGACCAGGTAGTGTCAGCGGTTAAGACCTGCCGTGACACTGGTATGGAGTCAACTGTAGAGGTTGCACAACATTTCCATCAGGTCGAGTTTTGCCAGAGCAAGCCTATATTTACGAATGGGGCTTGGACTCTGATGCGCAACCCCATCAAAGCCATATCTAATATGTGCTTGATGATGCGGCAGCCCATTGAGGGCGTGAAAGAGCGGTTGGCAACTGTAGGAGCAGGTGAGATGCACGCTTCTTCCGGTTGCCCAGCCATTTATCCGATGGCCAAGAAATTGGCTGGAGCGGGTAAGGTTAACGCGGCGCTTTTCGAATATCGACATAAACTTAACAAAGCCATCAGGCCTATGGAGCCGGATGATGACGCTAAAGCAACAGCGTGGATGGCTTGGAACCTGGATCTAGCTGATCAGCAACATGACTGCACGTTGTGTTTTGGCAATGCCACGTAGGAGAGGTACTGCTACCAACGGTGCAGGATATGCACCTGTCTCCCTGGGAACGGGAGTACGCGCCAACCGGCGCACCCCACCAATGCAACTGGAGGGTACTGACCGCATCGGCGTCATCAATTGGGATGGCGCCCTTGACACTGGACATGTTCTGTTCGACTTGTTGGTTGAACCAGGCATATTCAAGAGTCTGCGGGATGTCGCCAAAGCGCGACAGTACATTCAGTGGCACGCTTTGGAGTTTAAATTCTCCTGCGGTACGAACACCGCTAAGGATGGTTCTTACGTCGCTGCATTTATTGCAGATCCCGACGACAAGAACCCCGACGACCCCACCTTGGCAGTAGAGGAGGTGGCTGGTGCACCAGGCATGGTGCAAGACTCGATATGGCGCACTCGCACCGTGTCGGTCGGCCGTGGTCGAGGAAACTCCACACAGAATGCGATCGTTGACCCAACTAAGTATGGACACTACACGTCCACCGCGGGTGAGCCTAGGTTTTACAGCCCTGGATCAATCCGCGCCTTAGTTGATGGCAGAGTCGGACAGGCAGGTACGATGGTGCTCTATTGCACTTATCGTTGCACTTTGCATGTCCAAGCGCGTCAAGATGATGCGCAGCTCGCTCCGGCTCCCGTTATACGGAACGTGTTTCCGTGGGTTTGGCCCGACGACACTGACTATGCCATCACCGACCCCGGCCCCAATGGGGTGGTAATTCGGTGGGATGACAGTTTCCCGGAATACGAGCGTCCTACAACGGACACCGTGTTCCAGGTGCCTGTGCCGGTAGTTTGTTCCGCTAAGGGAACCAATGCTGGTGGCAGAGTGATCTGCCCCTACATTCTCTACCAACCCTCTTCCGATCAATTCTATATGACTGACGATTTGGATGGTGCTGCTGTTTTGCAGGCCACCTCCCCGTCAGCAGCGTCCGTGTTTCAGATTATGCCGGCAGGTATGACGTTCACGGTTGTGTATACCGAAGGCGAGGTTACACGTGGGGTTCGTGAGTTGCCTGGGGGCGGTTTGACTAATCGCCCGCCAGCACCACGGGGAATTCGCCGTAAGGCGTATTGAGCAGTGTACAGAGCATGGTGCTGTAGCTGCGTAGGGGAAACCCGGGGACGACCATGCAGTTTCTATATTCACGGC